AGGTCTTTAATGGCAGAGAGATTAACAGCCATTGGTCCTTACTCCTTATTAGACGCCCTGGAAGTTGCGCGTTACGACGTTGTTGAACATGACAACGGCCTGATCATAAGCCTGTCCGTTCGACAGCGTGCCCTGCACACCAGGAGGGTTGTTGATGATAGAAACAATCTTAAACGGATTGTTTTGGAGGTAGCTGCTCGTGTTAATTGTCGTCGTATCAAGATACGCAGTCGACAATCCATTAGCCGTGTTGCCGGTGCTGTTGGTGCCAGCGCCAGTGCCAATGTTGTAGTAGGCAAAGCCAATCGTGGAATTTACGTCGGCAAGCGCCAAGCCAGTTGCGTCTGACTGAACGACAAACTTAGCGTTAGGATCGTTGACGATGTAGCCTTCAACAGTCTGCGTTGAAGCGACGTCGCTGCCAACCCAGAAGTTCGACCACACGGTGCGCTTCTGAGACACTGACAGGTATTTGCAGCCAACAAAGATGCCGGCAATGCCAAGGGCGACTGGTGTAGCACCCGTAGCAGCAGCCTGTGCGACAGAGCCGTCGGCCTGCCACGTTACTGGGTCGCCAAAAAAGATATTGGTCGCATTGTAGTCAATAAGGACAGCGACTTGCTCATATGTCGGAGCAGAGCCGTTACCCTGATACTGACGAAATCCAAAGGGGCTGTTGGTGTTCGCCACGATGGTTCTCCCTTTTACAGGAGTTCCTTCATCGCGCACCGGGGCGATATACGGAACAAAAAAAAGTTAATGCCTCACGCCGAGGAGGCTCAGGCCATTTTTCAGGCTTAACATTATTATATATAAAATGATGGTAAACGTAAAGAGACCCCATTTAGGGGCCTCTATTGTCTTTATATCATTAATCCCTCGGCACAGGCATGGGCTCATATGACTTATTAATTTGAGGCCTAACCTTTGCGTGGTCTCGCGTCAATGTGCCATCTGGCGTGCCAGATAATTGCTCTTCCTTCGCCCGAACCTGCATTCTCGCCTTACGGATTTCTGCGGCCTTACGCTCGTCAATAATCTCCGTTGGGCACTCCATCAGAATGTTACCCTTGCGCGTGATAACACCGCTGTTTGTGTCGTGTGGCATCATTTCGGGGTGGCGGCTCGTTGGAACCGCTGTCCACCCAGAACGCGCAAGTTGAACTTGATACGCGGGGTCTTCGGCGCCATACACCGTGTGACGACGCCACATATACGTCCAGCCTTCAGGAATAATGCCTGGGTCGACATAAAACTCATCAGTCCCGTCAACAACCTCTCCAAGGTGTTCACGCAATTCAGCCGCACGTTGGCGAGCTCTCTCACGCGGGTCTGCGTCACGAATAGGTGGCCTCAGTGAAGAAACAACTTCAACTGGAGCCGTCTCTTCAACGACATCTGTTACATCGTCTTGAAGAACTGGCTCTGATTTGCTCTTCTGGAAAAGGCCCTTTGGCCGTCCGCGTCTAATATTAGATTCCATAATTATTGCCTTCCCATCTTGCCTTCATTGCGAAGGGCGATCATGTTTTTCGCGTATTCAGCCTCAGTCATCCCCATCATCTTTGCCGTGTCGGCCTGCTCCCTCGAAAGACGAATGACATTTGGTCTTTGATTGCCCCTAGAAACAGGAGCAGCAGGAGGAGGAACTTGACGGCGCGGAGAAGGAGCGGCGGCCTCAGACACAGGGTCAGTGTCGTCGCTTTTATTAAGGCCGAGGCGGTTCTCAATAAAAGAAAAATACTCGTCGCTATCGGGCGCAATGCCGTCATCAACAGCGTCCTCATGCGCCCTATACATGCGACGAATGGATCTTTCATCACGCAGGCTATCCCGATTTTCACGCAACCACGAAGCAGAACGTGGCGAAACATTCTGCGCCATTTGATCAATCGGGTCTACATAACGTGGCTGTTCAACTATTTTAGGCTGTTCACCGTCTTCAGTGTCTTTCATCTGACGCTTCATAGCCTTCTTGCCCTCTTTGAGGCGCTCAAGCTGACTATTATTCATAGAAATGGCTGAAACAATCTCCGCGGCCTTTGCAGAATCGCCAACACTAATGGCTTCAGCGTAGGCATTCTGAAGCGCCTTGTCTCTTTCCTTCACTGTCTCAATTGCATTGACGACAAGCTGGTATTGAGACTCAGACTTGTCCCCTTCAGCCCTTTCGGCACGCTCTCTGGCCGCCATAGCCTGCCGCTCGGCCTCTTCGGCGCGGCGCTTTTCTATCTCAAGGCGTCTTTTTAGCTCTTTAATTCCCTCTTCCGCCGAAAATTCTTTCTTTTCTTCGGCCTTTACATGCTTTTCATCGTTTTTTTCGACTTCAACAATTGGTTCGTCGTTCTTTTTTTCCTCTTTAGGGTCATCAAGAACAACTTCAACGTGATCATTTTCATCAGACATATAAATATCTCCTACCAAATCTGGTCTGGCGCCTGAATACGCGCCTTTACCTGTGTATCAGACAAAATTCGGCACAAAACGCCATTAACAGTCGCGCTCCAACCATCAGACGGACGAAAAACCACCCAGTCGTGATTATTAAACGAGACACCTTCAAACCATTCGCCAGTTTCGTCATTAAAGGCAGACGGCCCCATCTTTAAAATAAGCCCGACCTTTGACTGAAATCGGTCTTCGTCACGATATTTATCGCTCAAATATAGACCGCTCTTAGTCTTCTCAGGCCTAATATAGACGCCAACAAGAATTTGATTGTTGAAAATCTCAATGTCAGAGATATCGCCAATTTCATTTATTAACTTACCCTTTGGATCGTCTCCATGATCCATCTGCAATTGCTTCATTGTGCTTCCCTTCCATGAATATTACTGTCCGCCTCGTCCATGTATTCAATAGCCAAGCGCAGACCAGCAATTTTACCGCTAATGAAGCGGTATTCGTCAAAATCTTCAACCATTCCAAAGGACATGTTTTCTTTTAATCTCTCAATTTCAACATCTATCAATCGTCTTAGCTCTCTCTCAAAGAGCTGTGATACCGTAAATGTTCCCATGACCAGCTTCCACTCTGGCTTGCCTATGATTCTGCGAAAATCGGCAAGGTTTTTTCGCAGCCTTCCTCTTATAAGTGGGGGCGACTCTGAGGAAGGGGAAGAGCCGCCCCCGTCACAGCAATTACTTGCCGCGAACCTTCCCGCCAGCTCTGCGGGCAGGCGCATCCTTGTGTAGCTTTGCAATGTCCGTCTTTTGGAGGCGACCCTCACCAGAACCGGCGCCAGCTTCCATGTCCTTATATGACTTGGCGACTTTGGTAATACGGCCACCAGCCTTTCTTGCAGGCATCGGCACATTAGGTCCGGCGCCCACTCCCATGTCGGCTGGCATAGGAGCAGCCGCGGCGACAGGGAAATTTGGTAGCATCTTAGGCGCAATTGGAGGCGCAATTGGAGCAGAACCCAATCCCTTCGGCATCGTGTTGATGTCGATATGAATGTCTGTCTTGCCAGTCTTGCCGCCCTTGGCGTGTTTCATGCGCTTTAATGTCTCAGCGAGACGGGCGCGCTTGCCAAGCTTGCCACCCTTTTCGGCTGCCTTCTCAAGTTTCTTGGCAGGGATCTTTTCTCCGGCAGGGACGCCAAGTTGTTTATGCAACGCGCCCTTGTGTTTAATGGCCTTCTGAATCCACTTCTCCCCGGCCTTGCCGCCATCCTTACGGCCAAAGCGTGAGGCGCGCATGTCTGCGTCAGTATAGCTTTCTTCGCGGCGCAGTTGAGAAGGAGAAACCTGGGCCCTTGAGCTGTCTGAAGCAGAAGGCATAACCTTCAGGCCCTTCATGCGGACTTCTGAACCAATAGCCTCCTCTGGGCTTGGCAGGACGCGCTCCCCGTCGGCGTGCTTTGAGCGAACCTTGCCGCCCTTCTTATAATGCTCAGTCTTAGCGCGAACTGGCGTAATCTTTTCAGTGCCAATGCGGTCCTTTGTGTCTTTCTTAGACGCGGCGCTGGATAGGACTTTGCCGCCTTCGGCCTTCTTAATTTTACCGCCCCAGCAAGCCTTAGCCTTGCCGCCCTTCTTGAGGCCGCCAACGTGCTTTACGCCCTCGCGGTCTTTATTGGCCTCTTTCATATTCTTATTGGCCATGCCAATGCCAATTTCTTTTTCAACTTTGCCGCCGTCTTTGCGAGCAACGCGACCGCCCTTATTGTATTGGCGTGGCGAAATCGGGCGCATCCCTGTCTTTGCCTCACCATTCATGGGTTCAGCTGGCGACCAGTCGGAACTGTCAACGCGCTGGTCTTTTGCGTAGCTGCCTGGGTTGGCGAGAGACTTGGCCTTTGCCTTCATCTTTTCGCGTGATTTTTTGGCTAGTTCATACATTATTTCTCTCCGGCCGGATTAAACGGGGCGTCCCCCGCCGCAGTTATTTGCGGTGTTTGGATAATACCTCAAGTGCGTTGTCTACGATAGATGAAGATCCCTCTAAATGAGATTCTCTTCCATTAGCAGATTTACGGATATGATGAGGAACATCTGTTTCTTGCTCATGAGAAAGCTCTTTTGGAGGCTCCCCCATGAAAGCTAAATCAAGATAATTTTCTCTTGTAACCGGAATGCCCAATCTGTTCATTAATCTTGAAAGAGCATTATTTTCAGTGCCATTCGGGCGCATTAATTCCTCCTGCAAAATCTAATATTTGTTGTCGCGCTTCATTTTTTGTCAGCCTACCTTCGGCATATTGTTTCCAAATAGAATTAATAACTTTATTATTAGCGGGATTTTTAAACACATCTGGGAATAACCCACGCACGCCTTCCCAAGTTATAGACTGCATTTGCCTTGGTAGAATACCTCTTTCTTTAGCCGCTCGTCTATAGGCTTCTGCATAAAGAGGGTATGTTCCTTGAATGCCGCTAGCCGCCGACCCGGCTACACCTGGCATACCTTTTCCAGCGTAATTTGCAAAATTATGAGCGACCTCTAAATCATTCCCCGATAATGGCCTTAATAATCCAGCAGCAACTGCATGAGTATCAATGGTAACATCTCCACGAGGAGAATTAGGAGCCAAAAGATTATTGTAAAAACTTCTTACCTTATGTTTTTCTCCCATGAGGCCATTTAAATTTTCCATGCCACCGCCGGATTCTATTGCTCTAATAGCTTTCGCTATTTCTGTAAGAGATCCCCAACCTGCTTTAGACCGAGAACCATTAGCATTAGTGGCAAATTCTCCAAGCGTTCCTTCTGGATGGACTAATTGATAGTGAGGGGCGCGTTCTGTTTGGTCATGTAGTCTTGTCCACATAGCTTTTAAAATTGCTTTTTCATCATCTGGTAAATCCATTTTATGGATATCGCCTAAAGATTTACCTCTAATTAGGGAAAACATTGGCTGATATTTATCTTTATTTAATGAAGGCGTATCAAGGAAAAATTTCTCCATTTTTGGAGTCATTGTATATCCATGATAAAAATTATCGCCGCGACCTTTAATCGTATCTAAAACACGATCAGCCAATGATACGTTTTGGAACCAATCTTTTTGTGGGGATAATGCGGCAAGAGCACCAGCCGCGGAGGATTCAGATATTCCGTATTTTTTTGCCCAATCTTTTACAATTTTATTTCCGCCATCATACCAAAGAGAACTTCTTCCTCTAATGTTTTCTGGTATCTGATCGTGCAACCATAAAAGATTATCTTTAACATGATCTATAAAATGTTCCGCCGCTTCTTCGTGGCTCATATCCTTAACACCCTCATGAGCATGAGGGTAATCTCTTGTGACGCCAACATTCTTTTCAAATAATGGGTCAGTGGCTTTCATAGATTCATAATCTACAATCTTTGGTCCACCTGCCACATCCATTTCAATACCCTTGGCACCAGTAGGCAAACGAGAGTCAATTTCATGAGGATGAGATTCAATTTCTGAAAGTCCTTTAGCTTCCTTTGAAAGTTTTGAAGGACGCAATCCTTTAGCAACTTTAACAGCCTCTTCTACAGGACCAAAAGCAGGAACTGCGCCTAATGCAGCCAAGGCCATTCCGCCGTAGTCTCCACCTTCCCCAGCGCGCTTGGCTTCTTCAGCCGCCATCACGTTGCCAAGACCGGGCGTAAAGCCAGCAAGCTCACTCACGCCCTCTGCAAAACGACGACGCTCAGGAGACGGGCGCTCGCTGCCAAGACCAGCAACGGCACCATAAATTTTTTCACCAATCGTTGGCTCATATGCCGTTAACGTAGCCTCACGACGTGGCTCAGGCAGGCTCTTGGCAGTCTCTAACGCTTGTCGGATGGACTCATTAGGATTCTGACGCGCAAACGTCGGTAGCTCTACTGGCGTCTCTTCAGGCGCAAATTGGACGTCGCCCTCGACCTCGCCGCCCCCTGCCTTGCCCGCCCGCCCAAGCAACGGCGCGACGGCAAAGCTCCAACTAATCAGTCGACGGAATGCCTCGTTGGGGTCGTCACTTTCAAGCGGCAATTTAACTGGACCGCCATAGGCGCGCTCCTTGCGCAATTCATTTTCAACCCTGCCAACGCCTGAGCCATTCTTTGACACAGCGTGAATGCCTTTCATCTTTTTCAAGCCACTCTCCCTGTAGTCAATGACTGGCACTTCCTTAATGCCAAGTTCTTCAGCCGCAGTAGCCCTGTGGCGCCCGTCAGCCTGATTATTCCCAAGAAGCTTTAAAGCTTTAAACTTTTCACCCTTTTTGATCTTCCCCTTAAAGGCGTCAATTAGTAGGCGATCCTCTTTAGTTTTTGGTATTCGGTTGGCGTGCTCAAGAAATTCTTTTGGAGACATCACGGCGACATTGCCCGTGCCATTGCCAGGCCTGAGAGCCGCCTCAAGTTTCCTTGACGGCTTTAGTGGATAGTCGAGGCCCTTGATTGTCTTCTTGCTCATCACTCATTCTCTATGGGCGGCTCATTTGATTCCAAACGCTGCAACATCTCAGGGGTTAAAAACTTATCAATCACCTGGAGTGTATTAGGGTTCTTGGCAATGTCAGCCGCAAGCTTTACAGCCGCCAACCTCTCCGAGCTCTCCCTGTCGCGCTGTCTATTGGCAGCCTCAAAACGGTCGTCTTGGTTTTTTAAAAGGGCCTCATGCATACGCGCCTCAGTCGCGTCCCGCTCAGTCTGAGCGCCGATCAGCGCCTCACGCATTTTGGCTTCAATGTCCATTTGCTTAATCTGAGCGTCCATTTGCTTTTGCCGCATGTCTTGCTGCTTCAGCTCAAGGTCAATCAATTTATTCTGATCAAGTGGCGCGCCCTGCTGTCCGTCGCCTCCTTGGATCTTGTGTTGCGTCTCAGCAACCTTAGCCTGCGCCAACATCGTGTCGGCGTCAGCTTTTTGCTTTTGTATTTGTATCTCTGCCATTCTGGCCTGTGCCTCTGGCGGCACCGTCGGCTGACCAGCATTCGACGCAAGGAACTGCTCAGGGTTGCTCCAGCCAATGGCCTTTAGCGCCGCCGTATCAATCGCCAGCGCGTCATACATTGACGGGTTCTGCGCCTGTAATTGCTTAAGCGCCACAACTTTCATGAGGCGCTGCATCTGGCTCGCCGTGTTTGGGTCGGCCTGCGGGACGAGCTCGTGATCATTAATTGCTGCAAGGAAAATCTGCTCATTCCATTGGGCAGACGTCACTTTCAATTTCTTCGTAAAACTGTCCGGGTGTTCTCGAAAACACTCGACTAATAACTTGAACTCCTCGGCCTGCGCCGAATGTAGGCGCTTGTGGACGGAGTTCATCAACTTCGTCGCCTGATCGATAAGCGCCAGCGTCGTCCCAACTGGTGCGTCCTGACGGCCCTCTCCAACTTGAAGCTCCGCCGTCATGCCGACGCGCTGCCCCGTCTCCACCATGCTGGTGACAAGGTTCATGAGCGCCTGCCCCGGTTCCTTGTATGGCAGGGGCATGATCGCTTGATTCAGCGGCAAGCCGCCCGTCTTCACTAACGCCCCGCCACCAGGCGGCACGCGAAATATGTTCGTGTTTTGGCGTGCGCCGGTGTCGGCCATTAGGAAGCCGGGGAAGTTTGCATACATTCCCGCGTCTAACATTTCTCGCCATGCGGCAGTTACAGCATTAGTAGTGTTGCCGAGTATATGGAGTAGGCCAAGATCGTAGAAGCCCATTCCAGGAACAAACGTATATTTGACAAAAGTCTGTCTAGCTTCTGGAAGTTCATCGCCCTCTTCGCCCGTTGGTTCATTATAGTTACGAACAATGGACAGTATCTCACGCGATGATACATCAATTGTGACGCGATAGGGAATTTCTAATCCAGTCTCGCGGCCCTTATATTTATGCTCAAAGCCACGAATGTCTAACTCGCAATAGACTTCATAAATTTCTCTGTCACGGTCTTCAGGATCAAGCGTCGATATCTGAATGCCTTGCTGTTCATACTTTGCGCGTTGCGCCGCGTCGGGGTCTTCAAAGCCAGGCGTCGCCAGCGGGATGTCACGATAGACGCCAAGGATCTGTAAACGCTTAACCGTAGACGGCCGCATCATGACGCGGTGCGTTACGCGCTTGGCGTCCTGCAGTGTCGTAGCAGCATTGTTAACAATGAGGTCGTCCGCGTCCACTGACTCCGAGACAGGGCGCCCCCTGAGCGGACAGAAATAGACTTTTTTAAATGAGGTCCCGCCAAACCCAAGCATGAACAACATTCTGTCTGTATCAGGATAATACTCTTTAGCGACAGCGGTGAGGTAGTGATTGAGGTCTTTTTCGAGGGCGTCTGCGATGTTGTCTTCTTGGACGGTGGCCATGTAATTATCATTGCGCACCTTTACGGGGCCGTCAGTGGGTAGAAGCTCAGACCTTGCATTAGCCTGAAAGCGAAGAACCGCCTCAAGCAAGAGCGGGTGTCTCACCTTGGACATGCCGTCAACTGGCGCACCGTCACTGGCGCCTTGAAGACCAGGTATCTCTACTTTCAGCCCCAGCAACTTGATGCCCTGCGCCCTGTCCTCAATCCAGTCTGTGCGGCTTTGAATGTCGTCACGCACGCCAGTGAGTAGGTCTTCGGTTATTCTACTGAGCTCCATGTCGTCGATGTCGTCGACGAGGTTGTCAAAAAAGCCGGGGGGATTTCTGCTTGGCTCGTCGACGAGAGACTTTCCGTCGAGAGACACTGTGATTGATCCGTCGTCGTGTTCGATCTTTAGGATGGCATTATTGTCGTCACGCACGTTATTGTCTGCGCCTTCAACGACTTCGACACTGACGTCTTCGTCGTTTTGGTCCATTGGCGCCAATCCGGCTGCGACTTGACGGAGGTTATGGACGAGGCCTGGCACAATAGGCATAAGTTATTCCTTGCTCTCTAAAAGCTTTGATATCTCATCAACAAAACGGTCAAGACCTTCTCTAGCCGCGAGATTATCATCTTTTGCGGAGATTTCATATATGCGGACATAATCATGTGGCTGGCGGCCCCACACTTCCACGCGGAACTTACCCAAGCCCTGACCGTGCGCGGGAGGGGCGTCAATAACGTCGACCACTGCGCTGCAATAAATCATTTTATTTTCCTTATTATACTGGATACAGAGGCTCTGGCGGGGCGCCGGAGTGCTCCATGTCACGCTCAATCTGCGAGACGTGCTCTATCTGCCGGGTGAGTAAGCCAGCCTTGCGGAGATAGGTCAAGGCCATCGAAACCGTATCGGTCAAGTCGTCGTGGCGGCCCTTTGGGAACACCGCGACTTCATTAATAACCATGTCAGCCCAGCTCGTATTTGGGGCGTAAACAATCCCGTCAGTAAATATGTGCTGGACTGCGTAGAGGCGAGACAATTTGTCGACGCCCTTTGGGTCTATCAACTGAACGCCCCAGTCTTCGTGGCTGTATAGGCGCTGCATTTCTTGCGCGATGTTGGGGCCGTTGGCCTTGTTCTCGATAATCAATCTGTCGACGCGGTAGTCGGACATTGTCTCGCTGATGCGCTCGACGAGCTCATAGAACTCCAGGCGCTCCGCCCAGGCGTAGATGAGCATGACGCTATTTTTGCCCATGTTGTATAGGCGCTTTTTATCCCACTCAATGACGCCCTCTGACGTGATCGTTCTGGTTGGTATCGCAGTTTGGTCGCCGCCGGCCCACACGCCCCACACCGTCATGGCGCTTGGGTCGTTCTCTGATTTAGTTGTGAAGGCTCCGTCGACTGCCGCCACGATGTAATCAAACTGGGGATAGGTTGGCGACTCCCAACTGCGCTGCCACCAATCGGCCTGTATGACGCCGCCGCCGCGAGGGATCGGCATCTGTTGGAACTGTGCCGCGGCGGCCCACTTGCCCATAATTTCTTCGTCGCGCTCAACGACCTCTTCTGGAAATCTATCCGGGAATAGCAGCTCTCCTTCTTCACTGCGCGGGTCTTCAAGTCCCAGTAGCGTCGGCTCAGAGCGTGAGGGGTCATAGCGCATTGGCAGACAGATAAAGTCGTATGGTAGTTTACGCTCCAACACCGAGCCAATAATGTCGTCGTCCGCCAGGCGCTGTTGGATGATAACAATGGACGACTTCTTAGGATTAACGAGACGAGTTGGGATCGCCTCAAAAAACTGCTGGTTTGTCGCCTGCTTGATCTGAACTGAGGCGGCGTCTGCGACCGACATCATGTCGTCGACGATGATTCTATCTGCACGGGCGCCGGTGATTGAGTTTGCCGCGCAGCACTGCCTGAAGCCGCCGCCCTCGAACTCGAACTTCTGTTTTTGGTTTTGATCTTTAGCGATCTTCACCCACGGAAATCGCTGTTGATACCACTCGCTCTCTACGAGGCGGCGCATTTTGAGTCCGTCGCGTATTGCTAGGTCTTGTGAGTGCGAGACGCAGATGTAGCGCATGTGCGTCATTTTCATCGGCCCGACTTCCCACGCCGGCCAGAAGACGTTCATGAGTAGAGACTTCATACAACCAGGCGGCACCGCCACCATGAGACGATTGTATGGAGATCCGTCGTCGAGCTCTACGCCGTCGGTTATTGCTTGCAGGTGTTCAGCGATGAAGTCTATGTGCCAGTTGTGGGTGTAGTCGCTGCCTGGTTCAATGACGTGCCACGCCTGTCTAATGAACTCGGCTAAACTGTCGCGGCACTCAAGATAGCTGATGTTTAGTAGTGCTTGCTCGGCGTCGAAACGCTTGCCGAACATGTCGACGATTTTACCCATATCAATGAACCGTTCCCCGCGTCCATATTGTGGCGCCCATTGATTCGGCTGCGTCGATTGCTTGTCCAGTTACATTGCAAAATATTTTGTATGATTCGTCTGCGTCTTTAGCTGAACTGATTGCATTGCACAGCAAGAACGCCGTGCAAGACGACAACACCATCAACGCCTCGTGCGCGTCGTTCAATCCCTGCAACGTGTTTAATATATTTTGAATGGCATCAATTGTTGGCTGCATGTCATGTGACGTTGGCTCAACATTCATTTCTTTTCCAATGCCAGCAAGAGTGCCTGCTTAATCACGTCGCGGTCTTCTGGTTCAAGAGTTGACGCATCAAACGCAACAACTGATTCGGTTTTAATCGCGCCGCCGTCGGCGCCAGTATGTTCGACCATCTGCTTTTCGCTATATTTTTTTGGAGCAAGACGCGCCGCGTGCCACTGCCAAGCCGCGAGTTTTACGCGGTCTGCGTTGGCCGTTTCATTGGTCGATTTTTCTGCCATGTCGAGGATCTTCCACGCAACATGATCTGCAAGTCCTTCTCTCGCTCGCGTGATGCGTGTTCCAAATTCTGGATAATCATCCATCCAACGATATACTGTTGTTCTTCCGGGCATTGTTTCATCATTACAAATTTGAACAATGTGCTCGCCGCCTATCATTCTTTCGTAGATAGTATTAGCAAGTTCCTCAGAATATTTTGTTGGCCTTCCAACTGGTCGTCCTGTCGGCTTCGTAGCCATCTCAATTACAGTTCTCAGGTTGCACAAATGTGCAGTTAGCAATGTAGCGCGCCGGAACTGAGCACCCAACAAGGAGCGCAGCCCCGAACAGCGCAAGGCTATATATGGCGGCCATCACTAAGAAACGCAACGTCTCAGCTTTCATTGG